CAGCAGTAGAATCAGTAACAGGAACATAACGAATTTCAGGAACTGGAGTAATACGTTTAGCACATCCACTAGATAAACAAATAGCAAATATAACTAAAACAATAAAACCAATAATTACTCCAATTAAATTGTCTTTATTTAATTTCATATAGCAAGTTTAAATTGAGTTTGAACACCACTAGCTTTAATTTGTAATTCTCTATCTTTAAGAACTTTATTAATATCATCACGTAGATAATTCATAGTAAAAAATTTAGTAGTTTCAATAGGATTTTCTTTAATATGATAAAGACCGTCAGAAAATCTTTTTGGCATACCATATTCATTAAGTTCAAAATCACTATCAATATGACATAACCAAATACCTTTAATAGTTAAACCAAGTATATATTCAACAGCAAAAGCATACATACTAAGTTGAAGATTATATATAGCACCATTACAATTAGGAAGATGATTAAGAGGAGCTAAAAGTCGTTCATCTTTATCAACCCAAACATTAGTTTGTTGTGCAGGTTTAACTGTTTTATCTTTCTTATAATAACCACTACTAAATTTTAATCCACCACGATTTGTTTTCCAATCACCTACAACAGCACAATTAGTATCTTCATTAACTAGAAGAATATCAATAGTTCCACTAATTAACCAATCTATAAGAAACATACCAATCTCACTATAAATCTTATATCCTCTTTCAGTGTACATTTTAAACGCATCATAAATAAGAGGATAACGATTATCTGTAAGTTCAATAAAATCTTTAAGATTAAGTAACTTATAACTAGCACCAAAATTTGGAATATCAGCAATAGTAACCATTACACCATCTTCACGTTTATCAAGATAATTAATAGCTTGTTGAAACATAGATGCTCCTTTAACGCCATCTTCAAGACCATTGTGAGTATTAGTTCCACGTTCACAAGCTTCTTTAGTAATAGTTGACCATTGTTCCTCTAGTTTCTTCTCACTTATTCCTAACTCTTTAGACTTTTTTCTCAACCAATAGTTCTTATCGAACTTTGGTTGATATTGGTGGAGTATTTGAGTTGTACTAATATACTTATTATTTAAAGTATCAATATAACTATGTTCAGACTCATTAAATATAAGTCTAATATTATTATATCTACTATCTTTTAATCCATTCATATCCTCCACAAGTTTTAGATTTTCCATATAAACAATTATAAATAGCAGATGCAGAAACATTATTTTTTATAGCAGCTTCATTAATAGAATTATAAATAGTTTCCACATTATTATATATTCTAACTATTTTACTTTTATGTTTTATAGAATAATCATTATCATTAATAAATCTCCATATAAAACCTTTATAAGTATTATATTTAATTCTTTTACAACACATTAGAATACAACCATTTTTACCAGAAACTGCAATAGCAGCTCTAATAGCACTATCATATATATTTATAACTTCTTTAGTAATAGGGTCAATTTGTTTAATTTTTATACTTTTACTATAAGAAACATTATATGATTTAGTACACCATTCTAAATTATCAACTCTATTATTAGATTTATCTTCATCTTTATGATTAATTTCATTAAGATTATTTGGATTATCTATAAAAGCTTTAGCAACCAATCTATGTACATATTCATTATTACCATTTATGCTTACAGTATAATAACCATTATCTTTTTTAGAAGCAGATAAAATTTTATCATATTTTCTACCTCTAATAGTTGTTTTAGCTAAAGAAAGAACTCTTCCATAATTACTAACTTTATACCCATCACATACATCTTTCCATATTTCATTAGGTAAATTAATAATAATTTCTTTTTCTTTTCTTCTAGGATAATTTATATCTTTAAATTTAATCATATTAATATTATTAAGTTCAACACTAGCTTGGACCCGCTTCGGCACTACGTGCCTACGCTAGACTCCCCGTGGAGGATGGAGTAGATTAGCATCAGCTTATTCTTCAATCATACTACTAGTAATTTCAACTCCACCTCTACCAGCAACATTCTCTTGTTCATACAGAAGATTTTCTTCAGCTACATTAAGAGCTTTAATCGTGTTTGGAAACTGATTAGCTAAATCATTAATTTGTTTCATATAACCAATAACAACTGGAACATCTTCTAGACTAGCACCATCAGATAACTTGTCATTCAACAATTCATTTAACTTGCTAGCAGCTAGAGCAACATTATGAATACCACGCTTAATATTAAGTACAGCTTCCATACCAGCTCCAGCTTTTTGATTATAATATCTTTTAATAAGTTTCCAAACAAGAATATCAGGTTGATAATTTTTAGGTAAATCAAAGTTTTCAATAGCTTTCTTAAGAGCTTCTTTTTCACTAAGACCTTCTTGTAGACACGGGCCTTTAGGGTCACCAAGATAATAAATAACTCCAACTTCTTTAACATACATCTCTTTATTAGGAGATTTATCTCTAGTATAAAGAAGACTAACATCTCTATCAAGAAGTTGTTTAAGTGTAGGAGCTTTTGGCATACCAGTTTCATCTATGGTCAGCATCCAATCCAATTCCAAACCGTTCATATATTTCTTCTACTTCTTCATCAAATTCAATAATTTCAAGTTTACCTATGGCATATAGCCAAAGATTAGCATAAGCAGCACTATGTTTTTTACTTAGTTTAATCCAAATAGGAAGAAGTTTCTTTTTAAACTTAAGTTCAGTCTTAATCTTTTCTTCTTCTTCATAATGTTTTTGCTTTTCTTCTTCCATAACTTTAGCAGTATATTCTTTATACTCTTCTCTAGTCATAGTTTTTCTAGCTTCTTTAAAGTCTTTATAATGACTAATAAGTTTGGAACGATACCAATTCTTTTGAATAGTACCAATATGAGGAATAGCAACACATTTATCTTTTCGTATATTAATACTAGCTTCTTTTTCAAGATTTTCAATAATAGATTTACAAAGTATTCTATCATCACCTTGAAATCCAATATCATCTAATATATTATTTATATCTTTATAGATAAGAATATAATCATCATCAAAATCTTCATGAGAACTAGTATTAGCAATATTAAAACTAGTATTAGTCTTAAAATCCATAATTGAAAGTTTAAGAACTCTTCTTAGATTACTACTATAAACAAGAACACAAGTACCTATAATTTTAAATTATACATAAGTAGTTCTAAGAAGAGTTCGATTATTTAGACGAAAATGGCTAATTAGCTTTTTCAGCAAAATGATAAATAAAAGGATTAATAGCTTTATGTTTATAAGTAATAGCAGCTCTTAAATCATTAATAGCTATAACTTTAAACTCAACAAACCAAACTTTCTGTCCTTTTTTATATCCTTGATTTTGTCCAAAAGTACCAACAGTAATAGAACGAGTTAGTTCAGTATCATTAGTAATATACTTATTAACAAATTGAGGACTAAGAACATTATGTTTAAGATAAAGATGATAACCACGTTCAAGAGTAGAACGGTCAATAATAATCTTATCCATTTGGTTCATACCAATAAGTTCAGCATCTTCTTTACTAATCTTAGCAATAATTGGCATAACCTCAACTGTACTTACTTTATTATTAATAACACCAAACAAACTTTCATTTTGGCAAAGAGCAACAACACAATAATGTTTAGCAATAACTACATTAGTAAGAACAGCGTCAAGTGCTTCACTTGTTATTTCGCTGATGTCAGTAGGTATTTGAATACCAAAATCTTTAAATTTACTTTCAACTTTAATCATAACACTAAATTATTTAGTTTTAATAATACTATCAATACCAATATTTCCAAGTTTAAGTTTACTAGGAACTTTAACTTCTTTTTTATTCCTTTCACCACTATGAAATTCTCTAGTGTATTTAGGTTTAGTTTCACTTTTATCTTTACCCATAACTTAATTGTTTTTAGCAAATGTAAGAGTTTGAATGAATCTACCAAGAGAAAAACTATTTTTAACATTTCAATCGTAGAGGATTATATGATTATAAATATGCAAGTCATACTCCCCGTGGAGGATGGAGATGAGTTAGACTTAATCATATTAGTATTGATAATATTAATAGAGATAATGGTATTGATTAACTTGATATGATTGGTACTGATTATATTCATCCTCCACGGGGAGTTGAGCGGAGAGCGAAGCTCGGAGCGGGTCACAGCGAATCTATTAATGCTGATTATATTAAATATTATATATAATATATCTATATAGATACTATTGCTAACTTATAATTATTTGATTATCAATAAGTTACAATATATAACTTGTTCCATCCATGGAACACATTTCGCTATTTATTTGCTATATTTGTTCCATGGGTGGAACACATTTCGCTAATTTCCTAGAGTAATATATTTTTATGTTGAACTTAATAATATTATTGTTATGACTTTTAAAGAAGATTTTAAACCTACTAAAGTTTATAATAAACTTGTTAATGATGTTTGTTATAATGCTGATTGTTTAGAAGAATTTGAAAAACAAAGACTTGTTGTTGCTAATCCTTTTAGTTATAATAAAAGTACCAGAACTGGTATAGTTGCTGAATTTGATAATGGTTATCATCTTAGTAAAGAAGTTGGTATTAAACGTAATTTTGTTACTATTGGTATGAGAGTTTGGGATATAATAAGAAAAAATAGATATGCTGTTATTATTTCTTTTATTGGTTATATTGCTGAAAATATTAAATTTAATAGTAATGTTATTTATATTTCTCATGATTTAATTAAAGGTTATGGTTTAGTTAAACCTAATCGTAGAGATTATTATAATGCCATTGCTTATCTTGAAGATGAAAATATTATTAAAAGAACTAATTTACAAAATATTTATGTTGTTAATCCTATTTACATATTTAGAGGTGATGTTAACAAACTTATTAATATTATTAGTGAAGCTAAATTAATAAAAACTTTTGATGATAAAGATAGACTTATAGTTGATAAATTTGTTTTATTTAAAAATGATACTGATAAAGGTATTGTAATTGCGAATAAAGATTTGTATGCAACTGAAGTTGTAGATATTGGTGAGGACTGAATTAAATATAATAGTAATGATAGTAAGGATAATGACGAAAATACTGAAGATAAAAATTATGAAGATAATAGTAATGTATATTAATGTTTTGATAATGATAGTAAGAATGTTGAAGATGATAGTAAAAGTGATAGTATTGAAAATAGTGTATGTTGGTGTTTTGATGAGGCTAGTGAGTATAACCCCCGGTCATGTTAAACTTGATTGACTACCCCCGCCTAAAGTTGATAGAAATAATGATAATCCTGCTCATTATCAACATTAAATACATTGAGATTATTCATCTCATTACATTACTAACTATTAACACTAATCATTATGAGAACAAACAAACCATTATTGTTAGTTGCTATCATACTGATGATGCCAGCTATCATACTAGCATTGAAAGTAGAACCAACTAGTGATGAACAGATTACTGCTGTTGTATTTGGAATACTATCGGCTATTGTTAGTTATCTTAGTAGAGATTAATCTCTACTAGATGATGTTGCTCATTATCAACATTAAATACTTTGCAGTTGAATCGAAACAACTGTCAGTAATGCTACTGATTAGCGTAATTAAATACTTAATAGTCATGCCAGACGTTAAAGATTTAGCACAAGCTGCACAAGGTGCTGCTGCTGCTCCTGAGAATGTTAATGTAGTTGAACCAACTACTAGTGTTAACCAACCTGTTCAACCTACTGTTGATACAGATAACCAAAATTCTGCGCAAGTGGAAACCATTGATGATGTTGTTAAACGCATCTGTACTGATGGTCATAGTTATGTAATGACTACTGTCATTACTAATATTGATTGTCAAGAACGTACAGGTCGTAATGGCAATTCTTATCTCAATGCGTTTGTTACTATTGCTAGTCCTGTCAAAGGTGCTCAAAGTATGCCTGATGGTACACATCGAATGGGTATGCTTGGTGCTATTCAGATGCCATTCAATCAGATACTGCTTGTAATGCGCAAAGACAAGTTCTACGGTAGATTTGTCAACTATGTTGGCGAAGCTGCTGAAGCTGGTTTTGCTAGTATGTATCTGACTGGTGTTGCTGTCAAAGTTCTTTGCCAGTTTGTACCTGCTGGTGTACAAGACCGTAATCCGTTTACTCGTAAAGATAATCTTTACAATGTTGTGGATTATGATAGATATGTATATCATATTGTAGGTATCGAACAGCCTGCTGACCCTGTTCTTGTTGGTGCATATAATGTACTTATCAAGCAGATTATGGAGGACGCTCGTGCTGCCATTGCTGCCAAGCGTGAGGCTAAAGCTAAAGCGGCTAGTTTTGTTGCTACTGCAATGAGTGATGACGATATGCCATTCTAATGAACATGGTGCTACTGACCTTCGGGTTGGTAGCACTGATGTTATCAACAATAGTTTTGCTGATGCTGTTGCTAGTGTTCAACATGGAAATGCTCATTATCAACATTAAATATATTGCAGCAAACGAACTTAACAGTCTGATAAGACTTGTCAATCATGAACTAGCTGCAAGTTCTGATAAGTCTTATCCTAATATTAAACATCATGAAAGTACATCGTATTATTACTACTATTGAAGTTGAGAATGATAATTCTATTACTTCTGTTGAAGTTACTAATCTTCATCCTGCTAATGCTGATATTCCTCTTGCTATTACTAATATAACAACTAATGGTAATGCTGATGATATTAATAAAGTGTATGCCGTTGTTGATAAACTTAGAATTGTTATTAATGGTGAACTAAAAAGTATCGCTCATGGTATTAATACTGCTCTAACTCAAAGTGGAGTTCGTGGAGAATCTCCTATTGAGCCTGATGGTACTAGTAAGACTAGTTAAGCTAGTAAGCTTATGGCTGCTGTTGCTTGCAACAGTAGCCACCGAATAACCCATGATGTTGAGCTTAGCTATACTAATATTAATAATACTAATAGTCATGGATAAACCTCCATGTTAATGAATGATAAAATAATCAAGCTAAATTTGGTAATGTCAAACATCCTACTATATTTTAAACTAGCTATGCTAGCAAGCTAGCTTGCAATAGCATAAACGCTAGTTTAAAATACAGGGGTAGTAATGTTTAACTTACTGAATATTAGCTAGTTATTTCATCATCCATCCTCCACGGGGGGTCTACCCATGAATTTAGCTATATATTAATTTAGTTATAATTACAGTTATTAACAATTAGAGTTAGTCATACTTATACTACTAGTAATACTAGTAGTATAGGAATTAGTGAGGCTTCAGAACTTGCTTCACAAGTTCTTCGGATTAGCATTACTAATCTAGCTCGTAATGATGATAATCTTAATGATATTCGTCATGACGAAACTAATGGAGATAGAACTAGTGATGACTTATATTGATACTGATATTGCTCATGGAGATTTACTCTCATAACATTTTGTTATACTGATATTGGTCATGGAGATTTACTCTCATAACAAAAAGTTATAGAGATGAAATTAGAGGTGACGAGAGGTATTGAATGTGGAGAAAGAGGATATGGAGATGAAAGT